GTAGCAAACTCTTTCATTAAAAGTTTCATTACACCTTGTAATCCAGCAGCCATAATTACATTCCTCTATCAGCCTTAGCCTGATCAATCATTTTCATGATGACATCTGCCGCTTTAATCGTTTCGGAGTTTTTAAGGTTATCTTCTTGTTTGATAAGGTCTGCAAGGATTTCAACAGCTTTGACTGCCGTTTTTGTATTTCGATCTTTCTCTTTTTCATCTGCTTTCAGAGTTCCTTCTGCTCCTATCTTATAAGCATCCAAAGCAAGTTTTTGTTCTTTGAGATCAAGGTCACGATTTTTCAAAGCACCTTCTGTTGCTTCTTTTGCTAGTTGCGCTTGTACCTTTTGTTGTTCTATATTAAGTCGTGCAGCTTCCATCTGTACCATTTGCTGTTCTGGGCTACCACCTTGTTGTGCAGCTGCCATGTTTGCTTGCATAACTTGCTGTGCTGCTTGTGCCATAATCTGCTCAATAACTGCAGGGTTTTGCAGATTAGGATCACCCTGTGGTGCTTGCGACATAATTTGACGTGTGATGCCATTGACTTGTTCTTCATACTTCATTACAACATGTTCTTGAATATTTGCCTGAAGCACAGGAGCAACACGTTGCATAATTGGATTACCACCATTGGCAGGATCTTGTAAGAACATTGTTTTAATCTGAATATGTGCATCATGGTTCTGTCCTGCAAATGCTTTAATAGGTAAACCTTTAGTTGCTGCTTCAATGTCTGTTACAGGATCAAGAGGCTGTGCTTCTGGTTTGTTAGGCAGAATACGATCCAAATTAGGAATGTTTGCAGCACTAAGCAGTGTACGGTTTAGTTCTTCCATGTTAAACATTCCGGGTGGTGCAGTCTGCGCCAACTGCATTGCCATCTGTGTCATCATCAAGCGGTGAGCAGATGAAGGAATGTTAGGATCACTAACAGGAATAATATCTATACGACCATCAAAGTCTGCACGGAAAATTGTTTCTGACACACCGGGAACATCGTAAGGATATTCCTGTGGTAAACTTTCATTATTAATACGTGCAAGAATACGGAATTCGTCTTTCTGTGATTTATGAAGACGTTTATGAATAGCACTGAAGAATTTACTTGATGCTTCAAGTAGTGCCATTGTTGTACCTACAGGACCATAGTTAGATCCTTCTGTAATAACTTGTTCTGTTGTGTCTGCAAACTTTTGTCCTGCGCCTGATAGAAATTGTAACATCTGAAATAATGTCTGTGAAGGTTCTTTATATGGAAGAGGGACAATAGATTTATTTAAGTCCATACCTGTTGCTTCAACTTCTTTAAATTCACCGGGAGCAATAGGATCATTGTCACCTACGATACGTACACCTTTGGCTTTGAAACCACCGGGTAAGTTTGCAAACTGACCTGCATCAATAAGGCTACGCATTGCTGCTGTAGCAGACATAGTAATATTACCAAGGAAATGAATAAGACCAAGACCATAGAAACCAAAACCCGGAACAAAACGATAATGCGTAAAGAACATTTTCTTTTGCATGGTTTCGTCATCAGGATTCCAGTTACGGCGAATAGAAAGAACTTTTTGTGTTGATTCTTCAATAGTTACAATGTAAGGTGCAGCAATACCAAGGTCTTCTACATCAAGATAACAATGCTGCTCAAGTAACACATACTGCATGTCTGTATCAGACGCAGGTGAAAGACCAAGAACACTGTCCATCTTTTCTGCAAGAGCAGACTGATCGGGTAGATAAGGATCTGGTAGATCTATATCTGCATACATACCTGCACCAATCTGACGTGCCATCTCTACAGGACTACGATATAACACATGAGTATACCTATCTGCCTGACGGAGATCTGTAGCATAGTAAGACACATAAAACTGGTCAATAGGAATGAATTCACTTACAGGACGTTGAATAGATGCATCATAGTAAATCTTTTTAAAGGCTGAACCAATCAAGGGTAAGTGGAACAGCATACGTTCAAACTCGTCAAAGTATTCAGGCATTTGCTCGGTTAATTGATAGTTCATAAAATTCTGAACTCTTGTTGCCTGACGCTGCCGTGATTCAGTGATATCACCAAGAACCTGTGCCTTTACAGGACCAGAAGCAGGGAATAGTTCTTGACTTGCCCTTGATTGGAACTTAACTGCTGATTCAATCAGCAAAGGGTGTACGGCTGTTGCTGCACCTTCAAAAGGTTCAGTTGTTTCTTCTAACTTCAGCCCAAGCAAATCAAAGCCACGCTCAAACATGGATTCCCATTCTGATCGTGAACTTTTGTCTGCTTCAAAATTATCATAGATTTGTAAACCAATAGTTGACAATGTTTCTTCGTCAAGTGTGTCAACTAAGTTTTCGTAGAATTCGTCTTCACTATCTTCTGGAAGTTCATTCATAGATGAACCTTCAAAATTAAATTCAACTTCAATCTCACCTGTGTCAGGATCAATCTCAAAGTTTACTTGTTCATTATTCATTGTAGCAAAATCAACAGGAATTACATTTGTTTCCTGTTCCATTTGCTCATTTGGATTTTTTTCTACCGCCATTGTTTTTCCCTGCTGTTGATAAAATTAACCGATACGCATATTATATAATTATGTTCGCCAATATGCAACCCTCTTTTTTGTTCTTGGTTCATCTTCCCAGTTAGGATCTTCTGGATGTAACAAGTTCCAACTGTCTTTCATGTAATGGATTGCCATAGTCATACAGTCTACTTGGTCATCATGTGCTCCATTAGGAAAGGACATACACTCTGAAAATAGATCATCTGACCATACACGATCCTTTGGTAGCCAGACACGACCTGCTTCCATTAAAGGCGTAGATGCATAGACACGTGACACCTTATCTCTATCAGGAAGATAGTCTAACACAGGAAGACCTGCTCTGCGCATGTCCTGTAAGAGTGACTGTCCTGATGCTTTCTTTTCAATAATACACACATCAGGTCTAAAGTCTTGATATAGTTCCTGTGCAATACGTCTTAGTTCAGGATATTCAAACCTTCCCCTTGTGTTACCAAGAAGAATAATATTAGAAACAACACTTTCTCCATCATAACCATCATCCTCAAAACTTTGAAATATTCCCCATGTTTGTATGACACTAAAGTCTGCAGTTCTTGAAGTACTAAAGGCTGTATCATATGTTTGTATAATAAAATCACATGGCGGTGGATCTTCATACTCCCACCATTTAAACCATTTCTTTTTAATTATACCACCGTCATCAGGACTTGGATCTTGCATATACAAAGCATTCCAATATCTTGCACCATTGGATGCTCTAATCTCTTGCTCGTCTAGCCGTAGCATCTCATCAGACTTCCACTCTGGAAAGTATGATGTGCCTTCTGGCAAACCTAGCAATTCGGCGGCTGGTTCGTCAAGCCATGCAGGAATAGAAATTACTTCCCATGGATATACTGATTGTTCTCCTGTTGATGATTCTTGCTTTAGTAGCCATCCACACAAGTCGTCATAGTGATATCTTGTATTGATAATGATAATTGCACCATTTGGCATGATACGGGTACGAAGACCTGCAGGATACCACTCTTTGATATATCTACGACCTGCTTCACTGAAGCTGTCTTCTTCTGACATAACGTCATCTAACAGTGCTACGTGAGCACCACGACCTGCAACCTGACTTCTTACACCTGCTGCATAGTATGAACCATTCTTATTGGTCTTCCACTTACCTGCTGCTTTAACATCACTACGCAAAGACACGCCACGGAAAATCTTTTGAAACTTCTCTGTGTTAACAATATCACGAACAGTACGACCAAAGTCACTTGCTAACTGATCACTGTGTGATACAGACATAATCTCATGGTTAGCATAGTTACCAATGTACCATGCAGGAAATAGTTTGCTACAGATTAGTGACTTAGAAGAACGAGGAGGAAGAAATACCATAAGACGTTTAACATTACCATCTACTACACCTTGAAGTTTCTCACACAATAACTCAATGTGTCTACCCATCTCAAAGTCTGACACAAGAGTAGGAGCAAATATCTTTACAAATGTAAGGAAATCTGTTTTTGCTTTTAGTAGTGTGTACTTTGATAGTTTATCTTTAAAGTTAATAAAGTCACTTACACCAGAAAGATCTGGTAGTTCGTCTGTTTGTATATCTAACATGTGCTATGTATTAATTCCATCTGATATTGGTTGACATTTATAATGAATACTCTTTATTGGTGGTAAAGGAAACTCTTTTATATCATACACCATTTCTTTTACTCTGTCAAGACATTCTTGTTGTGTCCTGTTTGGACCTAACTTATCTGTAAATTCTATACAACTTCTATCAATCATGCAAATTAAAACCATTGCTGTGAACATAATTTATCTACTTTGTAACAATTGGTAACAATAAGTGATTATAACATACTTGCGTGTCCCATAAAAATATGTTATTTTATATCTAGATATGCCGGGATAAATACATACCCGACACACCGACAAAATATTTCATACTTTTTATAATGGTAACTGTCTAATTAGAACACAGAGGAAACTTTGTGTTCTTTTTTTTATTTTCTGTTGGTCTAATTAGCCCCGATGAGTTACCCTTGTTTTTTTGAAAATATATTTCAGGTGTATTTTATATATATAATAAAGGGTAGGTTTTTTTGGGTGAGGGTCAACAATAAGACTTGTCAAGACTGTCAAGATTTTGACAAACTATCTTTTTTATTTGACTGTGACATTTTTACAACAGAACAAATAGTGAACAAACATAGAACAAAATAGAACAAAGAGTGAACAAACAGTGAATATTCAGTCTTTGGATGTCTATTGTGTGACATTTATGCAACACCTACCCATCCCCTGTGTCTTTTATGCAACACTGCTAACTTGCTGAATTTTAATATAATAAATTATATATTATATTTTAATATAATATATAATTTTTATATTATTATGCTTTTCGGTTTCATCAATCCAGTCTAGCTTGTCAAGTTTTTGACGAACACGATTTGCTGATTTGATGAAGCGATTGACGAACAAGAAATAAATTTTAATATAATAAAAAATATTATATATAATTATATATAATATTTTTTTTATATTATTAACCGCTGAAAGGGTTTTCAATCATGCAATCAATCAATGCAAAACTTATCGCACCATTGCTAGCAATCACTGGCTTTCGTTTCTCAAGAGACTATCGGCATGGTAAAACAAAATTCCATGCTTTGGTTTATCGGATTGTCTCAACACCAGAAGCGAATGCTTATGCCGATAAATGGCTAAGATAAAAATTTAATATAATAAAATATATATTATATTTTAATATAATATATATTTTTTATATTATTACCTGCGAAAGCGGATTAGGCAGGATAAAAAAATAATCTGCCGATATTTTTTCTGATCGGGTTTTTTATCGCAATAAAAACTTAGATGTAACGGGTATTACCTGCGAAAGCGGATTAGGCAGGATAAAAAAATAATCTGCCGATATTTTTTCTGATCGGGTTTTTTATCGCAATAAAAACTTAGATGTAACGGGTATCCTGATCATGATACAAAACTGATCAATCTTAACTTAACCGATCTTGAAAGGATCAACACAATGTTCAAAACACACCAAACCAAAATCAGCAAGGCTGTAATGAAAGACAAGACTGGCAAGATGCTAGGCAAAGTCATGACCATGGTCATATTATCCATTCAGCAACCATGGTATCGCATTGATGAAATGATGCAGGAAACAGAACAGAATGGTATTGATTGCCGATATATCGGTAATTGGGAAATGAAAAGAAAAGCATACAAATATATTCTAAGAAACAGAAAGGATATATGGCAATCCATGCAGGATTATAAAGCAGGGAAAATTGATCTTGCTCAATTACTAATGATTGTCGAGTCTTGTGATGGTCTTGGTTTTGTGAAGGCAGGATTTGTTATTCAATTATGCCTTGGCGAAATAGGTTGTTTAGATGTTCATAATCTAAG